CCTCAGGCACCCGCAAGGGTGGTTATCCACAGGAAGGACCCGTCCGGGCCAGGCCGAGGCATGCGCAACCGCAACCGTCGACACATGCAACAACAATGACTTACTCGCAACTGTCCCCGTGGGGAGGCGGGGCTTTGTGTGCTCTTCTGGGGCGCGCGGGCTCATTGGTCGACACCCGCTAAGCGCGCGACGTCGTGCGTACACAACCGACGCATCAGGACGCTCGACAGCTCGCAATGCAGACCGCGCACGGCGCCTGGGTTGTGAAGAGCCGCGTCGCCATCGCCGAACGCCAGGCCGATCTCCGAGTGATGGTCACGCCGAAAGGTCACGCCATGGCGGGTCAGGTGCACCACCAAGCCGCCGGCCGTGCGGATCATCTCGGCTTCCGGCTCGAAGCGGACATCGTCGAACACCACCGAGCGACCGCTCCAAAGCTCGCGATCGGCGACCTCGCGACCGCGGCGAGTGAATGCGTCGGCGTCCATCGCGCGCACGAAATCACCCAGCACCCGCAGCGTCTCGCGCGGCGAGAGCGACTCCTGCATCGCGCTCATCACCCGCTGGACCAAAAAAGGGAAGCCATCAGCCACATCGAACCCGGTCAAATCCATCGCCCACGCGACCACGATGTCCTCCATACGGCCCCATCCCAACGGAGACGGCGGCCGCTTGCGCTCCTTTCCGGGCCCCTGGAAATCCAGAATCGACCACTCCGGGTGCAGCTCCAACGCCGCGGCACGCAGGGGTTCGGCAAAGGAGATCACCCGCCAATCGCCAGACATCGCAATCAGCGTAGCCGCCGTCGACTTGCCCACGCCGGCCGGCCCAGCCAGCCCGACGATGCGCGGGCTCACAGCGCACCCCCGATCACAAAGCCCGCGGCGAAGCCCCACAGCCCCGCCAACAGGCCCAACGCAAGCGTCCCCGCGCGGGTACGCCGCGGCCGATCGCTCAGCTCGCGCAGCAGCGCCAGCACCTCGTGGACTTCGGTATCCGTCACCGCACATGGCTTGCTCACTCCCCGTCCTCCATCAATTTACCCAGCGTCGCGTGCAGACGCTGCGACACCAGCCGCCCCGCCAACGCCTCCGGGGTGATTCCCTCGCGTGCCGCCAACACCCGCAGGTGAGCCGCGGCAACCGCGTCGATCGTCAAACTGAAAACCCGCTCCGGGCCTCTGCGGGGCTCTTTGGCCCCGTCTCGGCGTTCATCGACCGCATCAACCATTTCCCCTCCGGTTTCGATCTTCGGCGTGCTCTCGCGGGCCTAATGAGCCCTTCCGTCCGGCGCATGCATGCGCAAACTCACGGATAACTCGCGGCTCTCCAGGCTGTGCAGCACCAGGCGGCGCATCAACACCGCCGTGGGGATGTCCAGCTTGCGGTCCAGTGCGCGGATCAGCTCCGCATCGCCCGGTTTCAACCGGACCTTGATTTCCTCCACGTGCAGATCGCGCTCGATGCTGGTCGGGTCGTTCATGGTTTCCCCCATGCGCACGCGCGCGATGGCCCCGGAAAAAGAAAGACCCGAGCAGCCGCCGGGGAAGGAGCTGCTCGGGTCAAGGCGCGCGGTGTGCGCGCCGGAGGAGGACAACTGTCGAGCCCGCCGCGCGGGATCTGGCCCTGCCCTGACTGCATGGTCGGGATTAAGGGGCACGCGACGGGCTCGGACTCGGTGAGCGACCGCCGATCGACGAGGCGCAAAGCGCACGCGAAAGGGCGGCCTGCGGATGTCATGGTTAGGCGGCCTCTCCTGGCGCCGAGCCAAAAATGTCTGGCCTTAGCTCGTGAACGGTTACCGATCCGCTCGTCTGTTCCTCGATCGCCCTGCAGAGAGTAGGCGGCACCGAGCGGCGTCCGGTCGCGATCTGGTAAAGAAACGCGGGCGCTATCTTTAGGTCCGCCGCCAGGGTCTGGCGACCGCCAAGGGGAAGCTGCGAGTAGTAGGAGTTCAGGTCCATGCCGAAAAATATAGCAGTTGCTACGGACTCGGGCAATAGCCCCAGCGATATTGGGCGCAGCTACACTTTTGAGATGTCCAGACAGGCGCGACTTCTCGAGCTGATCAACGCCAGGGCCAACGGTAACCAGGCCGACTTCGCGCGCCTGATCGGGCGGAGTGCGGCCGTCGTCTGGCAGTACGTCAGCGGGCATCGAGAAATGGGAGAGAAGCTCGCGCGGCATATCGAGCGCAAGCTCTCGCTCCCAACGGGATGGATGGACGAGCTGGCGAGCCGCGACGCTCCAGCGCAACGGCAAACCTTGGCGTCCATGCTGGACTGCGTCATCTCGCGCATATCCGAGGACGGAGAGACCGCCATCGACGACGCGGCGGCGCTGATAGACATTTACTTGCGGGAGCCTGACCCGGCCCGGAGGGCAAAGCTGGGCAAGATTCTCGACGACCTTGCGCAGCCCCTGGAACAGCCTCCCGTAAACCGCCAGCGCCGAAGTGCCGACAAATCCAAGACGGCACCAGATCAAGATGACGATCAGGGCCCAGCTTTGCGCCTTAAGTAGTTCCCGCAAAAAAGCGTAAAAACCCCCTTTTTTTGTGCCGCAAATGGCGGCTACCCCCCCCCAATTCCGTCTTGCGCCGAAAAAATGTAGCGCGAGCTATTGCCAACAAGGATAGCGGGCGCTATAGTCACCTTCAAGCCGGGCCGACCGGCGAAACATTGACATACCAAGAGGACACGACCATGACCGCCCGCTCAATCGCCACGCTCACGCTGACCTCGACCCTCGCCATGGCGCTCGTCATCGCCTCCGGCGGCCAGCTCCAAGCCGCCGAGCCCACGGCAGCCCAGCGCTGCGCCTCCGTCGGCGACGTCGTTGCCGACAGCTTCGATCGCATCGTGGAAATCCTGCCCGACTGCGAGTCCGATCCGCGCATGGGCAACACCGCCTGCGCCACCGTCGTCGCCATGGCCGGACTGGTCGAGCAAGCCGGCCTGATGCCGATGGTCGTCAACTGCGCGGCGAGCGGGCACACGCTCGGCAAGCACACCGACCGCATCAGCCCGCTGCTCATCGACGCCGGTGCGCGCCTGACCGCCCTGTCCAAGACCATCACGGAGTAATCCGCCATGACGACCACCCTCGGCAAGTGCAGCCCAACAGCAACCCAGGCCCGCCGCGTGCTCTACGCCTGCGCCGTGCTGCGCCGGGCCGGGTGCCGGATCCTCTCCGCATCCGCCGTCGGCACCGCGCGCATCCGCGTGGATCGCGCCCCGCGCCTGGACTGGCTTGAGCCGGCACGCAAGACCACCGCACCGACCTTCGAGGTCACCGCGGCGCGCATGGCAGATATCCAGATCGAATGGGCGCGGCGCAGGACCTTGGCATGATGCTCGCGCCGACACCGACACCGACACCGGCCATCAACCCGCCCGGCAACGCACGCCTGTGCGCGCTGCGCGCAGCGCTCGATGGCCTTCAGATCACCGACACCCTCGGCGCAGGCCTGGACCAGCTCCACGCGATGCAGGCTGGCCTGCGTCGCACCAAGCGCTGGATCGACCTGGAGATCGAAGACCGCACGTACGACCCGCACCGGGAGGGCACGGAATGAATCAGCGACAAGCCAAGCGCCTGCGCCGCATCGCGCGCAGGTACAGCGTCGGCGCGCCGGAGCGCGCCTATGCCGGGAGCGCGCGCGGCGCGCGCCTGGAGAAGACCTCCACGCGCGGGCTGTATCGCAGCTTCAAGCGCTCCGAGCGCAACCTGCGGAGGTCCGCGTAATGGCCTGTTACGCCAACGTCGACCAGCTGCCGCCGTCGGCCAACCTGCTCGACACCACCCGCCACGCCGAGCGCTGGTCGATCGGCCCGGAGGACAGCCTGTGGTTCTGCGGCGGATGCGGCGCGGCGCTCGAGGACGAAGAGGAAGGCTGCGAGGCGTGCGGAGAGGGGTGTCTATCGGATGTGGACGCCGCCGACGACACCGACGACACGGAGATCGAAACAGCATGAACGCAGCCACCCAAGCCGTGACCAGCGCGCTGTATGCGCTCTCGCGCGACGACCTCGAGGAGCTGAGCATCGAAGAGCTTGACCGCCTCGAATCCGATCTCGGCGCCTGGGCCAACCTTGCCATGGTCGCCGCCATGGGCAAGCGCGCCGCAATCCGCGACGACGCCAAGCTCGACTGATCACCGACGACAACCCACGACATCGACAGGAGCCGCATGGACCGATTCCCACAATACCCGCCGCACGACGACACCGGCGCCGAGATCCCCGAGACCGTCGAATTCCTCGCCTGGATCGGCATCCTCACCACGGCCTGGGTGCTCGCCCTGCTCGCCGTCGGCTATTGGATCGCCGGCGCCGCCCCGTCGGCAGGCAGCTACATCCACGGCGTGCTGGTCGGCATCCTGGTCGGGATGACCCTGATCTTGACCGCCGCCACCCGCAAACAGAAACGCCGGGTCAACGCCGGCACGACCACCCCGACGGAGCCCCGCCAATGACCGCAGAAGACACCAAAGACACGCCCAAGCTGCGCAGCGTCGACAGCCTCCAGGAGCAGGCCAAGGCCCGCAAGCCGACCCCGCCGAACTTCCTGGCCACGCTCGAAGAGCTGCAAGGCGGAACCCTGCCGGCCATCCTCACCCGCGTCATGGCCGACACCGCAATGGCGGTTGCCGAGCACGCCAGCGGGCAGCAGAAAGGCAAGATCGTGCTCGAGATCAGCATCGGCCGAGGCAAGGGCCAGTACCAACTCGAGCTCAAGCACCGCATCGCCTACGCCCACCCCACGGTGCGCGGGAAGAAGTCCGAGGACATCTCCGACAACTCCGCGGTGTACATCAACAGCCTCGGTCACCTGTCCGTCGTACCGGACGCCCAAGGCAATCTGTTCGACTGATCGACCCTATTGCCGGGACCACCGACACGGTACCGGCCGCAAACACCCAACGGAGACAGACCCTCATGCTCGACCTGACAGACCTCAAGCGCCACCTGATCGCCGGCACCCGGATCGATCCGGACTGCGTGCCGGAAAGCGGCCCGGTCATCCTGCCCGACGGCATGACGCTGGCCGATACCGAGCCCTTCCAGCAACAGCCGAGCCGCCACCGCGGGAGATACACCACACAATGGCCGGGCGAGTTTCTGGCCTACGTCGCCGACAACGCAAACGGGGAGGAAAACCCACATTGCTTCGTCGACGATGACAGCCGCTCGGCGCCACCGACCGCCATCGTCATGTTTGATTTCGGAGACCCGATGGTGCCCAGGTGGCGCGAGCACCAGGCCAAGCTCGCCGTCGGAGAGTCCGACGCTTTTGCCGCCCTGCGCGGCCTCGTCGACCGCAATCTCGCACAGGAGCACCTGCTGGAGTTTATCGACGACTGGGCCGGAAACTGCGATTTTCAGCGCCCGGACGGCACCGCCATCAACCCCGCCGTCGCCCGCACCGAGTTTGCCGATCTCACCGTTGAGGCCGTGAAGAACCTCCGCAGCAAACAGGCCGACTTTGCCCGCGAGCGCAGCGCCGTGGAGCGCATGAGCATGGGCAGCGGGCTCCCCAACCGCCTGCACTTCACCTGCGAGCCCTGGAAGGGCCTCGGCGCCAAGCGCATCACCGCCCGCATCGCCGCAGCCGACACCGGAGGCGCTCTCGCCCTGCGGCTCAACCTCATCGGCTGGCCAATCGTGCGCCAAGAGCTCGTCGACGCTCTTGTCGAGATGCTCTCCGCCGCGCCAATCACCGTCCGTCGCGGCGGCTTTGACCCGGGACTTCGCCCCTTCGAGTAACCGCCGCCGCCCCGGGTCATGGCCCGGGGCCTCGCCCGCAGACGACCGAGGACGCCCATGACTACCCACACCATCCTCTACCACCAACACTGCGCAGACGGATCCGCCGCCGCGCTCGCCGCGTGGCTCGCCCTGGGCGACCACGAGGCCCGCTACATCCCATGCAGCTATGGCCATCCATTGCCCGACGACATCGAGGCCGGATCCGACGTCTACCTGCTCGACTTCTCCGCCAAGCGCGGCGAGATGCTCGCCCTTGCCATGGTCGCCGGGCGGATCACCGTACTGGATCACCACGCCAGCGCCGCCGCCGAGCTGGCCGGGCTGCCGGAGCTCGCCCGCAACACCATGGGCGCCTGCGAGATCCGTACCGTGTTCGACCTCACCCGCAGCGGCTGCGCCCTGGCGTGGCAGCACTTCCACCCTGGCGAGCCGATGCCGCGCCTGCTCACGCTCATCGAAGATCGCGACCTGTGGCTTTTCAAGTACCCGACAATGTCGCGCGCGCTGCATTACGCCATCGACACCTCCTGTGACTTCCGCGGCCTCGCACACGCGATGCAGGACGAGCGGACACTCAACAACTTGATCTGCGACGGCAACGCCATCCAAGCCTATGTCGCCAGGCACGTCGGCGCCGTGACGCGTGCCGCCGGCCCCCTGCTGCGCTGGCCCGCACACGCCGAGCACAGCGGCGCAGCACCGACCGTGCGGATGCTCAACTGCCCGCCGCAGTGGTTCAGCGAGGCCGGCGAGCACCTGCTCGCCGCGTGCCCAGACACCGAGATCGCCCTGCTCTACTGCGACAGCGAGAAGACCCACCGGCGCACCTGGAGCCTGCGCAGCCGCAAGGACGGCCCGGACGTCGCCGCCATTGCCGCAACCTACGGCGGCGGCGGGCACCCCTGCGCGGCCGGATTCCACACCGACCTGGACGCATACGCGCTCGGGCTCGTCCCCTGCCATCGCTCCTCCGAGTACGGCGCGGCACGGGCGCCGCACGCGGCGGCGGCATAGGAGACTCCCGATGCAAGATCCGACGCCGCTCATCAAAGATCTCGTTGACCAGCTCGAACACGCGCACGACATCCTCGGCATGGTCGAACTCTCAGACGACCCGGACGACGAGGCCATCGATCGCGCCGAGGTCCTCGCGCGCGCCAACGCCTACCTGACCGCTTGCCGCAACGCCGACATCTTCGAGCAGGAGCCCAGCGCATGAAAGCCGACCAAACCGGCACCCACTCCGAGCAGCAGCGCGCCCGCGTGGGCTGGCGCAACGCCACCCAGACCGCCTTCGCGGGCGACAAGGCCAAGCCTTGCTGGGCGTGCGCGCACTGGACCGGCGGCGCGACGGACGCCCGCGCGCTCTGCACCTTGATGCGCTGCGGCACTGGACGCAACGCCTCATGCGGGCAGCATACCGGCGGCGGGCGCTCGGCCGCATGAGCGCCGCGTATCGCCCCGACTGGTCCGCCCTGCTCACCCGTCTGCGTGCCCGCAGCCAAGTCCCGCTGGCGCACATCGCAAGAGAGGTCGGAATGGACGAGCGCACCATCAACCGCCTGGCGCGCGGAGAGATCCGCGAGCCGCGTTTCTCCTCCGCCATGAAACTGTTGGACATCGCCGCCGACGCCCTTTGCGACACCGACTGGCACAACATCCGGAGACAACAGCCATGAAACCACGCGACTGGACACCCGAAGAGGACGCGCGCTTGCTCGCCCTGCAAGCCGACGGACACTCTGCGGAAGGAATACTTGAGCGCCTCCCGGTGCACGACGCACGCCCCTACACCCGCCACCAGGTCGTCAAGCGCTGCCGCGAGCTTGGCGTCAAGCCGGCCGGACGCCGCTACGGCCCCGGGTCGCGCTTTACCCGTCAGCAGATCGCCCGCATGCAAACCCTGTTTGCCGGCGGCGCAACCCTCAAGGCGCTGGCCGCCGAGTTCGGATGCGGTCCCGAAACCATCCGCCAGATGGCCGTCGCCCGCATCCTGGTGCGCGATCTGAACTCTGAGCGCGTCGACATCGACGCCCTGCGCACACAGCGCCAAGAGCGCGCGCACCCGAAGAGCCCCGTCTACCACGCCGCCGTCCCGGACGCACCGTCCTCCGAGCTGTGGCGCCTGTGGGAGCGCGCCGAGTCCAGCGTGCGCGGGGTGGCGGCGTGAAGAACTCGCTCTCGGACCTGACCGACCATCTCTTCGTCGCCCTCGAGCGCCTCAACGACGAGTCGCTCGCGCCGGACGTCGTGCGCAGCGAGATCCAGCGCGCCAACGCCATCGCCGTCGTCGCGCGCGAGATCATCGGCGCCGGGAACCTCGCGGTAAACGCCGCGCGCGTACTGGCCGACGACCCGAAGCGGCCTGGGCCGCGCCTGCTCGGACTCTCCGGGCGACCGGACGATGCCGGCAAGGGCATCTGAGATGCACGGGCACACCTACACCGCCGCCGAACTGCGCTGGCTCGCACGCATGCGCCCGCGGGCGCCCATGTCCGTCATCGGCCCGCGCTTTCGGGCGCGCTTCGGCCTTGCGGTCAGCGACAAGGCGCTCGCCATGACCTGCAAGCGCCGCGGCATCCGCGCCGGCACCGACGGTTGTTTCGTGCGCGGACAAAACCCCTGGAACCTCGGCAAAAGCGTGCGCGTCTCCAAGCGCACGGAGTTCCGGCCAGGCAACCGGCCGACCACCATGCGCGTCGTCGGCGAATATCGACAGGTCGACGGGCGCTGGCTGCTCAAGGTGCGCGAGAGCGGCCAAAAAGGCCACAGCCGGCACGACTTGGAGTACGTCTCCCGGCTCACCTGGACCGCCCGTCATGGCCCCGTGCCGAAAGGGCACGTCGTCATGATCCTCAACAAGGACGAAGACGCCTGCCTCGACATCGACAACCTCGCCTGCGTATCCCGCGCCGTCCTGGCGCGCGCCAACCAGGACGGCTACGCCGAGCTCCCGCCGGATCGCGCCCTGCGGCGCGCCGCCTTGGCTGCCGCAGCCCTGCGCCAAGCCGCCTGGGACGCCGCGCGCGCTGCCGGTCTGAGCCTTTACGAGCGGCGGCGGCTGCTGCGCCGACAAGACGCCCGCGCCGCCGCAGGAGCATAAGCCGATGCCGAGCCTACCGACCTATCCGGCCGTGATCGCGCTGCAATGGTGCGGCGAGTCGCTCGGCGTGCGACCGGACTGGTATCCCATTCGGCCTGCCCTTCCGAGCGACGGCCGGCCGTGGCCATCGATCACCGCCTGGCCGTCCAAAGACATTGAACGACCTTCATTGGAGCTGATGCCGCTATGACCGAAAACGCACCGCAATACGAATGCCGCGCGACGCAATTCACCGTTGCGCGCAAAGGCGATCAGATCTATTCAGAGTCCGCCACGCGCATCGATATCGACGACGAAGGGGCCGGCGAGTTCATCGCTCTGGTGCGCGACGGGATGCGCATCACGATCGACCCAGAAGAATGGCCGGTGATTCGCGACGCGATCGATACGCTTGCGGGGTCGTTGCGATGAGCAATCCAATGAAGATTGTCGGCGAATCCGAAATCAAGATCCGCCAGGAGAAAGGGCGCGACGACGCAAAAATCCGCGCCGAATGGGAGGCGTATCACGGTCCATGCGGCGACGATGGATATATCCCGAAGGCGCCGCCAGCGTATTCGCGTGGGTATCGCGACGGGTACGCAGAAGCGATTGCCGTGCTTGATGCAATCAAAAACGCAGACATCGCGCACTACATTGAGCACGGGAGATTTGCGCTGTCAGAGAGCGCAAGGGCTGCTATCGATGCGGCGCTTCAGCGCGGAGACGAATAATGCAAACCTGGTGCGACGAATACCTCCGCATGGTCGGAGATTGCGAGAAAAGGGAGTCCAGGCTTACGGAATGGGAGCGAGTATTCATTGCATCGATCCGCAGCAGGCTCGAAAGCGAAAAGCCTCTGACGGCAAAACAAACGGAAGCGCTCGACCGGGTCTGGGAGCGCATGACTGCAAAAGGATGACATGAAACGCCTCTACCAACGCCAAGCCGCCGCCGAATACCTCGGCATGAGCCCGCGCAGCTTCGACGTGCTTGTCAAGCCGGCGGTGCCCTACATCCTCGTGGGGCGCACCGGCCGGCGCTACGACGCGCGCGACCTTGACGCCTGGGTCGATCGGCAGGCTAAACTCGCCCCGACGGGCGCCGCACAGGGACCGGAGGCGACGACATGCACGACCAAGACCCAGCAAAACCAAAGGGCCTCAAGCTGCGAGGCCAAATCTGGTGGATCGACAAGACCGTCGGCGGCGGGGAAAGCCGCCGACAACTACGCGAAAGCACTGGCTGCCGCACGCTCGCCGAGGCCGTCGAGGTCCTGAGACGGCGCGAGCGCGAACTATCCGGAAATCCCGGGCAGTTGGAAGACCCGCACGAGCGCCGCTTCTACGAGGCATCAGCCGAGTACATCGCGGACCTGGAGCGGCGCGGAAAATCCAGCGAACGGGCAGACTACGCACTGAGATCCATCATGCCAGAGATCGGCAACCTACCCCTGAGCCACATCCATCAGCGCGCCATTCAGCCATGGGTCGACGCCCAGCGCGGCGCGCGCTCGAGCGCCACCGTGGAGCGCACCCTACAAGTCGTCTCCACCGTGCTGCGCTACGCTGCCGAGGTCCTGCGCGACGGCAACCGCCCCTGGCTCAATACCGCCCCGCCGCGTCTGAGCGCCCCGGACTGGGGCGCACGCCAACCCCGCCCGATCACTTGGGAGGAGCAAGACCGGCTCGTCCAAGCGCTGCCCGCGCACCTCGTCGCCCCCGTGCTGCTCGCCGTGCACACCGGTGCGCGACAAGCCGAGGTCGTTTCCCTGTCCTGGAGACAACACCGCCCCATCGAAGGGCTGCCAAAGTGGTCCTGTTGGTGGATCCCGCCGGAGATTCGCAAGCAAAGCTCGCGCACCAAGGCGAGCGAGCGCGCCGGCCGATTCCTGGTGTGCAATTCCGCCGCACGCTCCGTGATCCAGGCGCAAGCCGGGCAGGACGCCGCGTGGGTCTTCCCGAGCCCCGAGCTCGACAAGGACGGGGCGTCGAAAGGGCTTTACCGGATCAACAACCACGGCTGGCGAACAGCCTGCAAAGCCGCCGCGCTGCCGATCCGTTTCCACGACCTGCGCCACACCTTCGGCATGCGCACCGCGGACGCCGGGATCCCGCTCGATATCCGCCGCTCGCTGCTCGGACACGAGCATCGCGACATCACCCTGCACTACAGTCGGCCGGGTCTGGCGATGCTCCTCGAGGAGGCCGAGCGGGTGGTTCGGCCGGTGAAAGGACTGGTGATTGTGCGAGACCTTTCGCACAACGACGGTGAGGCTGGGAGGCGATCAGCATAAGCCGTTGAAATATGGTGGGCGCAGGTGGGATCGAACCACCGACCCCTGCCGTGTGAAGCCGCGGGCCAATAGACAGCATCAATTAAATCATAATCTTACGCGAGCGCCCGTCAAGCTATCGCGGCGTTTTTGGCATAAAAACGCATCCTGCGGCGTGCCGTTTCGCACAATTTTGCACAACGCGCGGCATCTCCGCGACCCGCTCCTGGCCCGCTTCCTTTGTCAGGCTAGAACGGCCCGATCACCAGCACGCGACAGTCGCGGTCTACTCCTTCAGCAGCGACGGAACGGCAGACGGCAACCCGCCGGCCGGGTCGCCTGGATAGGTGGTCGGGAGCGCAGTCCAGAATTCACGCAATCGATCCCAAAACGGATGCGGCGTGTTTCTGCGCTGCCATGCGATAATGTTCGACCCCAGCGTGTTTCGGCTGAAGTTGAATATCTGCTGAATTGGATTCTCCGGGGATTCCGTGAACACGGTCGACGACTTCGGTGTCGTCTGTATGTAGTCAGCGTCCTGCACCGAAAACACAACGGGAACCTTTCCTTTTAGTCGCTGCACAAGATTATACGTGTCTACGATAAAGGCATCATGGATGTACGCACCAACCCATGTATCCGGCCCGCCGATACCGACGGCGTGCTCTTTAAATAGAGGCTCCCAATATGCAATCTCAGTAGCCCCAGCCGTAAAATACTGCACGAATGGGGTTTTTGGGAATAGCGGTGGAGCCAGCGCATTTAGCTCGGAAAGGCTTTTAAAATACTCCCTCAAATACCACGCCCAATTTGCGAAAAGAGGGCTATCCGGCTCAGGCTTCGCTGGGCCGGATTCGGGTAGCGCTACCACGACCAGCGCCGGGTGATCATCCAGCTCCGACAGCGCCACGATTAAAGCGTCGAGTCGCGCTTTAACCGATGGCTCCCACAGTCTCGGGGCGGTCTGCGTCTTGCTCGCGTAATAGCCTCCTGCGTATTCTGGGGTTCTCATATACACAGGGACAAACGGAGCTGTCGGGTTGAACGACTTTATTTGAACTTGCACGATCATCTTTTTGCCTAGCGCGTGGCAGGCATCTAAGTCCGCTTTAATCGCAGCGATATTGTAGTTATCCTTGGTGGGTTCGATATAAAACCATTTGTACCGCTTGAGCATTCCCCTAACGATCGGATAATCTTTGAACAAGTTAAGATCGTCTTGGATTGGTGCTGCGTCGTACTTATCTGAAAGATAATAGTGGCCTGGGAACCATTTCAGCCCGACAGGCGCAGCCGCGCGCGGATCTGCTCCCGACAGATTAACGGTTGCGCCGCGAGAAACCAGCGCGTCGCGCGTATCCCAGCCAGCGCTCGACGCATTGGCATTGTTTCCGCCGAGGTCGATGAGGTCGCCCGTACCGAGTAGCGCGGTATTGGCTTGCGTCAAAATCGCGTTGACTGTCGCCTGGCTCATTCCGTTGTCATAGACGCGGAGGTCTTTAACAGTCGCAGGAATCGCCGTGGAGCCCCATGCGCTTGCGCCGCAGCCGTGGAGCCACACCGTTTCGAGTACCGGAAGGCTTTGCAGCGCCGGAAGCGTCTGGCCTGTTTTCGGATTGTTGGCGCAATAGAATTGCTTGAGCCCGGACAGCTTCGAGAGGTCCGGAAATGCGCCGCCGAGGCCGGTATTTCCGAGTGTGATATGCACGAGATTCGGGTCAGCCATTGCCGCGCCCTCGATCTCGAGCGTTGCGGGGACGGTTAGGCCGAGCGCCGTCAGATCGGTCGCTTTGGTCGATCCGGATTGCGTCTCGAATGTCGCAACGACCGCGTTGGCACCTGTCGCGCGAATCGTATACGGACCAGTCACCGAGTCGAAACGGTGCTTGAACGTCGAAAGCGTTGCCGTACCGAGCGGCACCCAATCAGGCTGCGGCTCCTCTTCCGGAACGCCTCCGGTACGCAATGCCGCGAGGTAGGCTTGGAGCCCGGCTGTTTCGCCGGACGTCAGCGTGCGATTGATTAAGACGACACCATAGGTGCGCTCGCCGTAGAGCAATTCGGCGTCGGCGGCTACCGTCTGATTTGCCAGGATCGTAACGCCGGACTCGTTGGCATAGCCGATCGTCGCCCCGGTCAATCCACCAGGGCACCAGAGCTTTAACGCCTCCGATCCGGCCTTATTCAGCCACCACGTCGTTCCGCTATTCTTCAACGTCGGGCGCGCGGCATCCGTCAATGCGCGGCCGTAGCGCCCGAGATAGCGCTTTGCTGAGATGCGCGAGAAAGATCCCGTTGCCCCGACGGTCAGTGCAACAATGCGAATCGTATCGAGCGTCGAATGCGCTATTAGAGACCACGCATAATTCCCGGATGCCGACAGCGTCGCGGTGTTTGTGATCGGATTCGTACTTCCGAGACGCAAGCCAAACGTACCGGCAGAGCGCAGCAGATCAAGCTCAACGTCATAGAGTGCGCCGCCGACGATGCCTATGTTGTTCCGCGTTACAGGCGCCCCGGCGGACACGGCGGAAGAAATCGACCATGCCCCCCGGCGCGTGCGACCACTGATTTGCGCCAGCAGTCCACCCCCATCCCGTCGATGTCGCGAGCGCGGGGTCAGAGATCAGCTCCGAGCCTCTCGCCAGCGCATAGCGATAGTCAATCGCCACGCCGACGAGATCGTCGGCAGCGGTTGACGGCTCCTCGCCATTGATGCGCTTTCGTATCGAGGCCATCTGCTGCGGGAGCAGAAGGATTCCGTCGTCGGTTTCGCCGAAGAGATCGCGCGGATTGAATGCGGCCGGAGGCGGTGCAGGAGGTTGGCGCTTGCGACCGGCGACAGCAGCTTGCATTTGGATCATGCCGCGACACTCCAATTGGTTGCCGAGGTCTTGCATAGATAGGCCATGCGACCTTTACCTTGACTCGCCCAGGTCGCTTCTCCCGCGATTGTCTCGCCGGATCCCGCCGTGAGTGTGATGATGCCGTCACCGTCCTGCCATAACGCAAAATGCGTATCTGTCGGAAGGCCCGAGAGCATCGCAACAGCAGACGCAGACGAAGAATCTGTGTATAGCGTCAGGCCGTCGTCGTTTTCGGTGATGGTGTACGTCGATCCGATGACGCGCCTTACCGCGCCAGGAGCACGCAGGCTATGCACGACCGACTGATTATCCGGACGTAGCACGATGCTTCCGCCTTCAGCAGATACGATCTCTTTGTCGTTGACGTTGAGATTTCCGCCAAGTATCGGGTTGTTCTTCCACCCGGCAACGAATTCGTTGGCTACCCCAGCCTCCGTCGCGACCGCCAATAGCCCCTCCTGGAGCGCGTTAAGAGCGGCAAGAATGGTGGCCTCAGACATAGCGGTTGCGCTCCTTAAGCGTGTGTAAGACGTTTGCGGCTTGAACCGCGGTCAAGCGCATCAATCCCTCGATGATGTTTCCCTCAACCGCGACCCCTGCATCGCCGCCGTAGCGCATCGCGCCGAGTTCGGTGAAGTCGAGCGACTTGACAATGTCGGAATGGGTGTGGTCTGCCGGAGCCGCCCCGATAGCCGCAGGCGTCAGCGCATCACTCCCGCCGATCGCGTGCGATGCCTTATGCGCCGTCGGCGGGCGGGCATCTGTGAGTGCCGCGTTGCCGGGCTGAATCGCGGTATCCGCCTTTGCGCCTTGCGCCGCCGTTGCCGCCCCGATGCTTTGCGGCGTGACCGGGTCCGCGCCGCCGGCGGCGTGGGCTGCGCCATGCAGCAGATGCTCTCCCACGATCCCGAGCGCCGCTTTCTGCTGCGCGCGGGTCGCCGCCATCAGCTCGCGGCCGTCTTCGGACGCGTTGTTGATCTGATCGAGCGTGTGCGCGTGCGCGATCGGCGGGCGGGCATTGCTCATGCCTGGATGGTCGGGCTGCACGGCGCTGCCGGCCAAATTCAGCAGCTCGATGATCCGTGCCGCGAGAAGACCCGTGAGTTTGCGGGTCTTGGTGTCTTCGCTCATGCGTCCTCCAAAAGAACGTATCCTTCGTCGTCGGTCAGGATGTACCCGTCGGCATCAACCAAGGTGCCCTCGACGATCGGCGCCGGAGGGAGCACGGTGCCGCGCCCGTCGCCCCACGCGCCGGAGGCGCTCCAGACCGATAGGCCGGCGATTTGCACCTCGGGATCCCCGTCGAGCGACACTGCCAGATCAAGCGTCACGCGCCCCTCGGTGATCTCGCTGGCGCGGGCGCGCACGACCTGTACGCGCGGCTCCCAGCGATGGATCGCCGTGATCGCTTCGTAGTAGAGGTCGACCAGGAAGGCAGCGTTGATGGGTGCGTCGATCAGCTCGTGGATGCGCGAGCCGTACTCGGGGCGCATCACGCGCTCGCCCACGCGGGTGGTCAGAATGTCGAGGATCGACTGGCGCACGTGCGCGCGATCGTGCAGCGCCTCGCCCGTAGCGACGTTCATGCCGGTCCAGGTACTCACAGGGCACCCCCGAGCAGCGCGGGCAGCGCGCCTTCGTAGATCAGCCGATCCAGCGGCGGCACCGCCTCGATCGAGGTGGTGTAGCCGTTGCGGTCCAGCCGGTGGCGTACGGTCTCGATGCTCCAGTGTCCGTGGATCGGATCGCGGATGCCGTGCAAGAAGAGCCGGGCGCCGGCGCGGATCCACTCGTCCCCGGGCATGTCGATGCTGAGCGAGGCGGTCTCGCGCCCGAGCTGGTGCATGCGCGACTTGCCGGAGCGCTCGGCCTCGTCTTCGTCGCGGCAATCGTGGCGCTCGTCCAGGATCAGCGCATCCTCGCCCTCGGCGCCGACGACGACCGGCACGCGCTCGGCGCGCTCCGGGTCGTAGTAGTGGGAGCGCACGCCCTCGTAGCGGGTGCGCGCCTTGCCGCGCCAGCGGTAGCGCGAGAGCTGCTTGCCCTCCCGGATCACCAAGCCGCCGAGCAGCGCCTCGCCGATCGACAAACGTGCGGCGTGCGGACGCAGGGTCAGCGCGCGCGCGGCGACTCGAAGCGTGAGATCGTGCAGACCCGCCAGGCGCTGGAGCAACGCCATATCGGACTCCCCGACCTGGTCGATGTGCTTAACGGGGATGTTGTCGACCTCGGGATGTATGGTCGGCTCGAGCCCGTGTTCCTGCGCGATCGCGCGGGCCAGGGTGCCGACGGTCTCGGCCTCCTCGCGCCGCGTCTTGGACTTGGGCGCCTTGAGCGCGCTGGCCACGACGTCTACGCCTTTTCCGCTGATGCTCATGGTCATCGGCGGGCCTTCCAGGCCGATCTCGTCCACCACGTAATCGCCCATGTGCGCGAGCTCCCGACCCTGATAGCCCATGTACACCCGCAGGATCTCGCCTTGTTTTGGCACCTCCACCTCTCCCGCGCGGTCGTCGATGTCCAATTCAAGCGTGTCTGACTCCACCCCTTCCGCATCGACGATTTCAAGACGCGTCGTGCGGTCCATAAGCTTTCCCGTCAAATCCACATCCCAGGTCATCGAGTGCACGACGAAGATCGGGCGCATTACCAGAGCCTCACGCGGGCCGGCTGCGGGTCCGGCAGCTCGGGCAGCAGGATCGGCACGCCGCCCGGCAGGTGCGGCGGATAGCTCGACAGCCCCGGATTGGCGGCCAGCACGGCCTCCACGCTCCCGCGCAGGTGCCCGTAATGGCGCTGGCACAGGGTGTCGAGCCGCTCCCCGTCGCGCGAAACCAACACGGCATCGATCATCCGCGGTCCCTCCGGTAGCGTTGCAACTTGATGCTGAACGCCTGCTCGCCCGGGGCGCCGCGTGTCATGATGTTGGCCTGGTCCTCGTCCACGCCGAGGATCGACCACTCCCCGAGGTATTCGCCGTAACCGGTCACCAGCGCGTAAGGCTGCGGGTCGATCTGTCCGACCGGGGCCTCGGCCATGGCGCGCAGGGTGTTGATCTGCCCCAGACCGCCGCGGTACGTCGGGATCACGCGGCCCTGCAGGTCGATCGTCTCGGTATCCGCGCCGGTGTACTGGATCGCCGGGTGGTTCCACAGCCGATCCTGCGCGGGCCAGCGGTGCTCGCTCTTGCGCTTGAGGGTCTGGTAGGCGGCGGTTTCGATGCTGAAGCGGAAATCGCCCAAGCGCAGCAGGATATCCATCAGTCGAACATCCTCCCGCGGCGCGCCAATGCGTCGCGCTCGGCGTGCGTGCGCAGGATCGACTCGACCTCGCGACGGATGCGCATGGCGATGTCTTGGCCGTCTGCTTGTCCGTTGACGTTGACGGTGATGGAGATCGGTCCGACGCCGGCGGGCTGCGCATCGCGCGGGGTGCGCGCGTCCGACGCTCCCGGCGCGGGCATCGGGTCGAGCGCCAAAGGCGGCGGTCCGCCGAGCGGAGCAGCGCCGCCGGGCGTGCGGGGCTGCGGGAGCGCCAACGCGGATGGCGCCAACGCGGACATCCGCGGTGCGGCGCGCTCGCGCGCATCCTCGAGCCAAGCAGCGCGGCGCGTGTCGCGCGCGTCGGATGCCGGGTCGTCGATGCGCAGCGCAGGGTTTGCGCCGGCCACGCTCGGCAGCGCCGCGGGCGTCGCCGGGGTTTGCGCGGGCATCGCCGCAACCCCGAGCGCCCCGGCCAACAGCGGCACCGCGGCGAAGCGCGCGGCTGTCTCGCGGATCCGGTCCAACAGCGCCGGCTCGCGCGCGGCCAGGCCGACCTCGATGCCCTGCACGCTGTAGCGGCCGATCTCGGCGAAGATCGTCGAGGGCGACTTGATGCCGAGCGCGCCCTTGGCCGTGGCGACGATGCCGCCGGCGAGCTCCCCGACCTTTGCCTTGAGCGCGCCCCACTTGGCGGTAAAGCCGTTGATCAGCCCCTGCACGATCTCCGCGCCGATCTGCGCGAACCGGCCGGCAAGACCGGCAAAGGCCCCGATCAGCTCGGCGGCTCGCCCGATCATGCCTGCGATCGCCAGGCCCCAGCGCTGGCCCATCGATTCGGCAGCGCCGCCGACGTCGTTCACGGGGGCCAGGATATTGGTCACCCAGGTCCACAGATCCCGCAGTGCGCCGATCGGCGCGGCCAGCGCCGCCGCCACCGGCGCAAAGGCCGTCGTAAACCAGGATCCGACCGGCGCGAGCAGCGCGCCCAACGGCGCCAGCCAGCGCTGCGCCATCTCAGCGAGCGGCGCAAGAGCCGATCCGATCGCCGCGCCGACCGGGGCCAGGCCCGCGGTCAGCCCGGACCACAGCCCGGAGAAAAACCCGGAGATTGGCTCCCAATACTTGTAGATGAGCAGTGCGGCACCGGCGATGCCGGCGATCGCCAGCCCGATCGGGTTGGTCAGCAGCGCAACCGAGAGGGCGCGCACGCCACCGACCGCGGCCATCATGCCGGCGCGGATACCGCCGCCGGCGGCTGCCGCGGCTGGCCCGAGCATCGACAGACCGCGCAGCGTCGCCGCCGCACCGATCGCCAACGCACCGAATCCGATCAGGATCGGGCTCAACGCGGCGAGGAACACACCGAGCCCGGCCGCACCCATCACCAACGCGCCGGTCAGGCGCGGGTGCGCCTGCAGCCAGTCCCCGACACGGGTCACCACGGCACCGATGCGCTCGGCGGCGGCGGCAAGCGGCGGCAGGAGCGCGGCGCCCAAGGTGCGCCCGACCGAGCTCATGCGGTTGCCGAGCAGCGTCAAGGCGTTTTGCGTGGTGGCCGCACGGGTCGCAAACTCTTCCTGCATTGATCCGCTATAGGCCGTCGCGTCGCCGACCAGACCCATCGCCTTGTTGTAGCCCTCGAGGTTGCCGGTCAGGGCGGAGAGCTGCGGGGCGTACTCCATGCCGAAGAGATCGACCAGGACGCCCGTGCGCTGCTGCGCGTCCACCGTGGATAGCGTCTTCAAAAACCCGTCGAGCGCGCCCTGCGCGTCTTCCCCGATGGACTTCTCCAGCCCTTCGGCGGTCATCCCCATGCCCTTCAGCGCGGCCTGGAACTTCTCGCTTTGCCCGGTCGCCGTCTTGAGCTTGATCAGCATCCCGTTGACGGCGGTCGCCGCCACATCGGGAGACTTGCCCATGGCGATCAGGCTGCTGGTCAGCCCGGACGCCTGCACGGCGGTCAGGCCGAAATCCTTGGCCACGCCGGCGACACGGCTGGTGGCCTCTACGATCTCCGAGGCCTTCGCCGCGCTGTTGTTCGACAGATGGTTGATGGCATCGCCGACCGCGCCGATCTGCGCAATCGGGATCTCGAACACGTTGGAGAGCTTGGCCATCGCGTCGCCGGCGGCCGCCGGCGCCATGTCGAACGCGGTCGACATCTTCGCGACCGTGTCGACGTAGCCCGTCAGGTCGGCCGCGGCGATGCCGAGCTGACCGCCCGCCGCGGCGATGGCGGCCAGGTCTTCGGCCGCGAGCGGGATGGTGTGGGTCATGCGATCGAGCTGCCCGGCCATCGTCGCCAGGCCGTCCGGGGCGGGGAAATCCACCACCTTGGCCACGTCGGCCATCGCCGACTCGAAGCGCATGGCCGAGTCCGCGGCCGACCTGACCGGCGCCAGCACGCGCTCGCCCATCGCCCCGGCGGCCATGCCGGCACCCGTCATCACCGTGCCGGCCTTCGCAATCCCGGTCGAGAGCGACCCCAGGCGCGACTGCACCCGATCGAGCTCCGGGGTAAACCGGTCGATCAGACTGAGGATGATCCCGACGGACAGCTGGCCGACACTCACGACCCGTACCCCTTAGCGTTGCGCGCGCTGCCGCAAAATGCGGTGCGCGCGGCTGACCCATTCCCGCCACTCGTCCAGCTCGAACGCGCGGCCGATCGCCGGGGGCCAGCCGTAGGCCAGCGCCAGGCTCTCCAGTCCGTCCATCACGGACGGGATTGGAGCTTTCCCAGCATCCCCATCACCAGGTCGTCGAGCTTGGTGAAGTCCTCCCCGTCGAGATCCCGGATGGTGTCCGGGGGCAGCTCGCAGAGGTTCACCAGGAGGGCCACGCTGCGGGCCATCGGACTTGAGCCGGCGCGCTCCATCACTTCCAGATCGCGCACCTTCGGGCGGCGCACGGACACGACGCCGACCGAGGCGCCGTTGATCTCGATGGGGTGGAGCAAGGTGTAGGTGGTCGGCTTACTCATGCGGGATCTCCGTCTTGGCGCTGCGCGCCGTCTTTGCTGCGGCGGCAGGCTCGGGCACGACCACCGGCCGCACCAACCCGCCCAGCACCAGGAACTGCGCCTGCGCGGCGCTCAGGCTCAGCCGCTCGCCGGCGGCGCGCAGCGTGCGCGCGTGCCGGAACGGCTTCACCACCTCGAATTCGCTCGTCATGCCGTGTGCTCCGTTAGATGCCAAGCGCCGCGCGCACGGCGGCCATTTGGTCTTCGCCGCCGACGATCAGGATGGCGTTGTCGATGTCGACCTCCACGCGCACCCGCCCGTCTTCCTCGAGGCGGAAGTAGGTCAGGTCCATCTTGAATTTGAGGCTCGTCTCGTCGGCCGGCTTCCAGGTGCCGGGCTCCGCCTCGGTGAGGTGTCCGCGCATCGCCACGCGGACTTGTTTGACGGTGCCGTCCTCGGCCGTCACGGCGCCGCGCCCGTCGATCGGGATCACCTTGCCGTAGACGAACCCGAGCTTCTCGAGCACCTCGGTGTTGTAGCCGATGAGCTCGCCGGAGGCCTCCATCGCCTCGACGTTGGCCATCGGAACCTTGAGCTCTCCGGCCATACCGCCGGCGGTATAGCCAGTGGTCTTTGACGTGATCTTGGGCGTGACCAGCTCCTTGGCCTGCCCGACATAGCTGGTGCCGTCCACCCACAGCGCGAAATTGACGAAGACCTGCTTCATGGAATTACCTCCTCGAGATAGCCGTCGGTCATGTGCGACCTGAACGTGATGCGCTCGGCCGGGTAAGTCGACGTAAAGTCGAAATCAAAAAACACGCGCCCCTGCATGATCTGGTCGGGCGTGTTCAACTCCTTGTCGACCCAGCATTTTCCGTTGATGATGGCGCCCCGCATGCGCGCATGACGCAGGAAGGCGTTCACGCCCTCGACGACGTCTTCCAGGTAGGTCTTGGTGATGGGCCGATCGACCGCCCACAGGTGGTTGAAGAGCAGGCTCTCGTTGATCACGTCCGCGGTGCGGCGCACGGACAAAAACTGCCACTTCGGATCCGCCGAGCAGCTGCGGTTGCCCCACAGCCGATAGCCCTCCTCGTGGATGATCGTGGCGACCTTCGCCTCGTTGAGGTAGTTGGCCTGGGTCTCCGGGTCGTTGAACGCCCATTCGATCGGGCGCGCAGGGCGCAGGATGTTGGGGATCACTTGATTGGAGACCGACCACCACCAGCCGCGCTTCTCGTCGCTGCGCGCCATCAGGGCCGCGGCATACGGGGAGGTCGGCATCTCCACCTCGTCGAACGTCACCACCCAGGGGTCGATCAGATACAGGCGCGGGGAGCCGAACTCGTTGGCGTAGGCCGTGGCGGCCGCGTCGGTGGTGTTGGGCCCGTCGATGATCGCGACCGCGGCCAGCTTGTTCGCGCGCTCGAGCAGTGCGTCGGCAACCGCCTTGATGTGGCTGAATCCGGGCGCGATCAGGATCCGCGGAGTCACCCGCACCGAGGTGCGCGCGTCCAGGAGCGCGAAGGTTCCGGAGCGCTCCCCGGCCGTCACGTCCAGCGATCCGATCACCTTGGCTTGTGTGGCGGCGGCGTCCACCGTCGGCGTGGCGCCCTCGGTCATCACCTGCTCTACGCGCACCACCACCACCCAGGGCAGGGCGATGCCGTGGATGGCGTTGAGCGCCGCGGGCAAGGTGCCGGTGGCTCCCAACAAGGCCAGCTGGCGGCGCCCGGTCACCAGGACCGGGGTATCCAGCGGCCAGGCGTCCTCGTCGGCGTCCGGCGCGGTGCCGACCAGGCCGATCACGGAGGTGCGGATGGTCTCGACGGCGCGAAAGCCGTCGTCGATCTCGATGTATTCGATGCCGTGCAGGAATGCGTCACTCATGATGTCTCTCTCGTAGTCGGTCAGTTGGTCGGCCAGGCGGCCAGGACAGCGGAGGATCCGGCGGGCAGATACCCGAGGGCCTCGACGGCGGCGAGGCCGTCCTGCACGCGGGGATCCGTCGGCAAGAGAGCGGAGGCGGCCCGCAGCTTGATCCAGAAGACCCGCAGCGCCGGGTCGGCATCGGCGGCGACGAGCTGCTCGTCGCTCATGGCGCCGGCGGACTGGCACAAGTCGATAAGAGCCGCCTCGTCGATAGCGGCAGGCCGAGGATCGGGCGTCGGCTCTGGCTCCGGCTCCGGCGGCGGATCAACGTCCAGCCACTGCGCGCCGACTCGGCGACGACCCAGCACGGACGTATCGTACCCAGGCAATGCCACGACATTGCCCGCAGCGAGCTGCGAGTGCGTCGCCGTCAACGCATAGGCGACCCCGTCGGCGCCCTCGTGCGCGTAATACAACATCAGTAGCCCTCCACGAGCTGCCACTCACACGGGCCGTCGGCCGTGACCGTGGTTGCATTCGCCAGCACGGCGGAATATGCACGAGCCGTCAGATTGGTAGACCCACCCCCAAAGGAGATGGCGGCGGTCGACCAGCCCTCGACCTGCATCGTGGTCCCGCCCGTGATCCGCGCCATCAACCCCCCGCTCGGCGCCACATAACCGGCCGACCCCTTCGAGACACTCAGAATGAATGCTTTGGCCGGGTCGACTGCGGCAATCGTGACGGACCCGGCTGCCGCGAACACGCCGCGCTGCACCCGCAGCGCCGGAACCCCGGTCGCGAGCCGATCCAACGCCGCAAACCGGCCATTTATCCCGAGCTGCCAGTTCACGTGCTCGCTCGCCAAAACGGCACGCACCATGTGGCCCCTCAAGTCGTCCCAGTTGTCCAGCTTGTCCAGCTTGTCCAGCTTCGAGACCCGCCAATCCGGCAGCCGAGCCACCAACTCCACCAGCTGCCCGGCCCACGCCTCGGACAAGCGCGCGCCCAGCCGCGCAATCTCCGCATACAGCGGCGCAAACCCACTCATGCCAACACCTCCCGCGTCCAGCCCGACAACACGTCGCCGGTGTAGTGATAGGTCACGCGCTGCACCCGCTCGCCGAGCGTGATGGTGACGCTCGACAGCCGGCCGGCCGCGTAGGCATGCACGCTGGTGCGCACCGCCCCGCTCGACAGCGTCTCGGCGACCGACGCGATGCGCCCCTCGGCATCGTAGGTCAGCGCGGCGCTACCCTCCTCAAGCCACGCCAGATCGGCCCGCGTAAGAATCTCGCCGGCCGCCTGGATGGCCTCGACCACCGCCGCGGCCTCGGTCTGAAGCTGCGCCAGCAGCGGCGCGATCGACTCGTCCAGCCGCGCCAGCCCGAAGCTGCGCAACTCCGCGACCGCGGCGAGCCAGTCCACGCGCAACCCCTCCAGCGCGTCCAGGCGCGCGTCCAGATCGCGCCACACCGGGTTGAGCACCCGCTCGCTCAGGCGCGTCACGCCGTCGCGCATCTGGTACTGATGGTATTTCAGCGTCATCTTCAGAGCGCCAAGTCGTAGCGCTCGGCGACGTGGAACGCGCGTGCCGAGTCGGCCGTGCCGCCGGTCAGGCCGATCTGATACGCGGCGATCGGCGCGGCCGGCGTGAAGCGCGCCTCGATCCAGCGCGCGCCCGGCGTGACGTCGCGCAGCGTCGTGCTGACCGGGTCGATGGTGCTGGCGCCGTGGTGCAGCTTTACGGCCAGCGTATGCACCGCCTCGTCGAAATATTCCACCAGCACCCGCACGCGGATGTCCTGCGATGTCTCGGCCAGGGTGCGCGCCGTCGACCAATGCGCAAACGCCGCGCCGAAGCGCCGCACGGTCGCCACGCTGCCGGCCGGCAGCATCCCCGGCATCATGTCCAACGTGCCCAGAAACACCGTGCGCAGCGGCAGCAGCGCCGCGCCGAGCTGTGCGGCGGCGCGCCCGTTGACCGGCACCCACACTCCGGCAACCTGATACTCGAACGCCAGCTCGCACCCCTGCGGCACGAACCCCTCGAACAACAGATCCAGGTCGTGGATGCCGCCGGCCAGCTGTAGCGGCGCCAACTGCACCACTGCGCGCGAAGTCGAGAACTTCGCGAAATTCAACCGCATCATCAGGTCGCGATCATCCGCGTCGGAGAAATACGCCCCGTCTTGCGAGTACATCAGCAGGCCCTGGGTGTAGTCCGATCCACGCGAGTACCCCACCCGATGCGCGCCGCCGCTCATCAGCACCAAGGCATAGCGGCGCCCCGCCTCGACGTGCACCGGCCGCGCCCACGGGATGCGATTCCAGCCACCGGCCAGCGCCTCCGCGCTCACCGTCGCGCGCGCCAGCACGCGACTCATGTCCGGCTGCCCGAGCGCGGTCTCGGTCAGCAGCAGATTGAGCGCTCCGTCGCTCGCCACGCCGGCAAAGAACAGCTCCGCGGAGGTCATCCAGCCGCCGGCCGCCGCCAGGAAGGTCTGTGCCAGCAGGCTGCCCGAGATGGTGTGCTCGATGTTCTTGGCGCCCCAATACGGCACCTCCTCGCGATCCTCCCAGAACTGCGTGACGCGCACCCAGTGGGTCAGGCCATGCGCCTCGAGCCCGCCGGTCGTGTTTGCCACCTCGAATGCCTCGCCGTCGCGCGCAAAGATGCCGCTGATCGGGTCATAGCGCCCGCTTTTCCACCAGGCGCCGTTGGTGCAGACCGTGCGCGTCTCGCCATAACGGATGCGGATCCGCGTCATCGTCAACTGCACCGCCTCGACGGTGTTGTACTGGTACTGATTGATCGTGAGCTCGCCGACACGCGACTCGATGTTCAGGCGCCGCACCTCGGTGTATTTCGGCAGCACGAACCCGTCTCCGGATTGCGTCACTGCCGGGTCCAGCGGGTTGAGCAGCGACAGCGGCGCGGACTGGCTGGCGAGGACAGGAAAGCGCACCCCCTCGTCGACGTAGGCGCTGTAGCCGGCGTGCGCCGCATCCGTCTCGGAGTCATCCAGGTAGTGATCCGCGCCGTAGAACACGTAGTCGTCGGGCAGGCCGAGGCGCTCCTTTACCCCGGCCATGTCGATGCCGAGCTGCGCCACATGCTCGCGCGTGGCGCGCGTCTGCAGCTCCGAGGCCAAACCCGCCATGTCGCTCATCATCGTTGCCAGGCGCGGCTCGGCGGACAGGATCCAGCCCTCCGCCACCCGCAGGCGTGCATCCACGCGTTGCAAGTTCGGCAGCAGACGCGAGGTCGCCAGCGCGATTTCCTGGATCCCCGCCGGGGAGAGGCGCGCCTGCGCGATCAAGGTGTAGCCGGTCGGCGGCTCCGGGCGCTCCGGGGTCGGGCTCTCCAGGCCCTGCGCGAGGTGCACGAGACAGACCTGACGCGCGAGCATCGGGACCGTCTGCGGCTCGACCTCGCGCGTTTGCAGGTCGACCAAGAAGTCGCGCGGCTCCAGATTGACCTCCTCTGCCTGCCCGAGCACGCTGACCGCCAACCACTTCTGGTCCTGGATCGGCAGCATCCCGAACACGCTGTACAGCTGCTGCTCCTCCAGCGCGAAGACCTGCCCGCTCGGGCCGTCGTACAGCCGCCCCGGACCCACCGAGAGCTCGGTCGCGCTGTGCGCCGAGACCGTCAAGCCGACGTACTGGCGTTCCGGCGTGATTGCGTCGCTCACCAGATGCGCGTGCGCCGCGTCCGCATAATCCTGCGAGGCATTCAGGTCCGAGGCCTGCAACTCTTGGCGATCTCGATAAAGTACGTGCTTTTCCATGGATCAAGTTCTCGGGTTGATTTGGCCGACGGTGACGGCGCCGACGCGAGAGGTCTCGCGCACGCACAGCGTCTCGGTATTGCGGGTATCGATCAGCACGCGCTGGTGCTCTGCACGGAACCGCTCGAGCACGTCCGCCACGGCATCGATCGCGCCAGCAGCGTCGCGCTCCGCGGCGTGCCCGTGCGGGTCGCCGCAAAACCGGCTGGCGGCGAGCCGCTTGGGCAGCCGCACGCGCAGCTCGGCCTCCCACGCCGGCAGACCCAGGCGCGCGCGCCCCAGATAGCTCGGGCCGCTGCGTTGCGAGGCAGTCACGGCTGGGTCGAACAAGCGCACCCGGCGGTATTGCCGGGTCGCGGTATCCATGCGCGCCGGGTAGGCGGCGCCGAGGCTCATCGACTCGTGCGAGCGCACCACGCGCCGACGCGAGCCGCCGTCCTGATACCAGTCCGCCCGCGCCCCGAGGCAGCCGGCGCCGAGACGGATCGCGCGCTCGGCCACCGGCTCGACATCCGCCGACAGCGGCGCGAAGCCCGTCGGCAGCTGGCGCAGCAGCAGCCGCGCAACGCCATAGCGGTACGCGCGCTGATCGATCGCCCACAGCCGATGCACGGCGGTATAGCGCGCAGTCGCCCCGGCTAAGACCTGGCCGCAATGCAGCCCCGGGGCCTGGTCGTGCCGCGCGAGCTCCAGCGTCGCGTCACCCTCGGCGCTCTCGATGCGCCACTCGCGCACCCCCAGCTCCGTCTCGGCGCCGGCCTTCACCAGCGTCGCGCGGGTTGTCGCGCGAAACACCGCATCGGTGCGCACGGGCGTCGCCCCGACATGGTCGCGCCCGAGCATCAGCCCCGTTGCCGCCGCGCGTTCGCGCCGCGCATACAGGCGCAGCTCCGGATGGGCGGCGAGCCACTGCGCGCGCGCATCGGCATCCCACCAACCCAGGAACGCTTTGCCGGGATGCGCCTCGATGCGCATCACCTGCGCGCCCACCAGTCGCGCACCGGCCCGATAGCCCGCGGCCGTGCCGATCAGCCCATGCAGGCGGTGCGAGCGCGCAGCCACGGAGCGGCGCTCCGCCTCGCCCGCGGGCCAGTGCAGGACGCGCTCGCCCCACGCCAGCCACGGCAGCAGCGCAGCCGGGACGCGCTCCGGATGCGGAATCGTGTGGATCAGCTCGGCTCCCGGATCCTGCGGGCCGAGGACCTGTTCGATCGCGCGCTCCAGGGCGGTCGCGTTGCGCGGCAGCAGGGTGCGCACATCAGTCATTGCGGACCTCCACGCGCAGCGTCAGCCCGACACAGGCCGCCAGCTCGCCGGGGCCGCGCGCGATATCGGCCGCCGGCTGCGCCAGCTCCACGTTGCGCACGCCGTCCACCAGCAGCGCCTCGATCACGGCGGCGCGATGCACGTCGACACGGAAGGCGCGCCACGATGCCAGCCGCGTCGCCAGGCGGGCGCGGGCAGCAGACTCGACGGCGACCGGGTCCGGCCCCGGAGGGACGACCAGCACCGCGTCAATGGTGTACGCAGCGATCGCCGGGGCCTGGATGCGCACGTCACACCCCAGCGGAGCGACTTCGTCGCTCAGCAGCCGAACGCGCACGGCGTCGAAGGCGCCGCTCGATGCCTCCGCGGCGCGAAAGGCCCATTCAGGCCCCGGCGGTGCGCCGAACAGCGCCTCGCCGATTGCCGCGTGCACGGGGTCCGCCACCGAGGCCGACACCGTCTCGCGCACCAGCGCCGAGACACAGACGCGGCCGACGCCGTCACTCCACGCGTCCGCGTCGATCACGCCGGCGGAAGAGGACAGCGCGTGATAGATCCACCGCTCGCGCGAGCCGGCGCTCGCGACCTGGTGGTAGGCGATGTGCGCGCGTCGACGCAGCGCGGCGTCGGTCTCGCCCTGCAGGCGCGCGGTGTTGTAGCGGGCAGCCAGCGCATCGAGATCCGCCCCGAACGCGCTGCTCAAGAGGCCGGCATGCGCCGCATCGTTGATGCGCGCACGCAGCAACAACTCCCGGTAGGCCGCGACCTCGATCAATTTGACGACAGGGTCGGACTCCAGCGCGGCCGTGTAGCCGGGCCAGCGAACCTGGTAGTCGGCCAGCAACTCCGAGCGAATCGCCTCGAAGTCCAGGCGCTCGACGATGTCCGGGGCCGGCACGCGCGAGAGGTCGATCAGCATGTCGGTTGTCCGCCGATCACGCCGACCTTGGTCATGCCGCCGCCCGGCTCGATGCCGGGATGCTTGTGATTGAGCAGGCTCAACTCCCCGCCGGCGGCCATCACGTCGCCGCTGACGATCAGGTTGCCCTCGATACGCACGTCGCAGGGTGCGTGCAAATAGAGGCGCCCGGTGTCGGACTCGTAGCGGATGTACCCGCCGTCCTCCCACTCAAGCAGCGTGTGGTCAAGATTCGCCGTCGGGGCTGAAAACTCCTGCGAGAACAACGCCGGCGCGACAAAGCCTTGATGCGTCTCTCCGGACGGGGAAAGCACCAGCACCTGTTCTCCGAGCGTTGGCGGCGACCAGACGCGCAGCGTACCGGCGGCCCAGGTCATCCAGGGCAAGAAATCGGACGTCACGCCGTCGTCGAGTTTCACACGCACCCGCACGCCGGAGCCCGAGACCTGGATCTCGGCGACTTTTCCGGGGCGCACACCGCTGCCGGAGCGGCGATCGCCCTCGGAGAGGTTGCGGACATCCCGGATCGCGGTCATAGCTGCGTTTAGCCCTGCGCCTTCATACGCGCGACCGCGGTCTCGATCGCCCAGCGGATCAGGTGCCCCTGCAGGGCGGCCATGAAGGCGTGCACGGGGGAGTCCGGCGCGCGGAGCAAGGCAATCACCTCGCGCATCTTGGCCTCGCCGGGGAGGTCGAGGTGATCGACATAGCGCACTAGGTAGTCGATGCGCTCGAGCACCGGCGCGGGCAGTTCGCGGGTCGCGCGGCGATACACCGCAGCCAGGGCGGCGGCGAAGTCCAGGCGGGCCAATAGGGCGATGACGGCGTTCACGAGCAAGGCGTTCATTGTGCGGTCCACTCCATAATCAGTTTGACGGTGGTCGGTGCGGGTAGCGGGGTGACGGTCCGGTAGTCCACGAGCAGCGTGGCAAAGGCGGATTGCGCGCCGTCGTCCTTGGCGAGCGCGCGCACCTTGATGGTCTGCGGCCCGAGTGCGAGCTTGAGATCCGCGCACGGGATCTCGCGGGCGGCGGCCGGCGTGCCGGCGACCTTGAGCGGCCCGATGAAGACCTCGAAGCCGGCCAGGCGCGCAGCGGCGGCGGGCGGGTAGTCCCACGCCAGCCGGCACCCCGGATAGGCCGGCACCGCGGCGCCTTGCGCATGGGCGGCGGCGCTGCCGAGCAGGAGCGCGCAGGCAATGGCTGTGCGGATCGGTCGGTGGCTCATCGGGCGGTCCTCTTCAGTAGTAACGGCAGCGAATTCCTGGCATCAGCGCGGAGAGGTCACTGATCGAGAAACGGGCCGGGGTCTCGAGTGCGCCGCCCGTGGCGAGCAGCAGGCTCGGAGCGCAGCGGCCGTGCCGGCTCGCGCACCCGGTGAGGGTTGCCGCCAAAAGGCAGGCGCAGGTCGCGCTCGCCCACGCGCGCCACCAGCGTTGCGTCCAGCGGCCCCTTGGCCGCCCAGGCGCCGATAAAGGTCTGTCCCAGTCCGAGGGCCGCGAGCAGCAGCCCGAGCGTCTCCAGCAGCTGACGGGCCAGCGCCAGAGCGGCGTCGATTTGCGGTCCTGCGGAATAGAGGATCTCCACGGCTTGCGCGGCGTCGATGCCTTGCGCGGCGGACCAAAACAGGCCCGCTGCGCCGACGAGGGTGCCGGCGGCGAGCTTCGCCACCCCCTTTCCGCGGCGAGACTTCCACCAGGGTTTAGCCGGGGCAGGCATCTCGGCGAGGTCTTGCTCGCGTTGTTGAAGCGCGGCGCGGGTGACCGCGCCGAACCAGCCGTCGTCGGACGGGTGGCCGGCGGAGTTGAGCGGCTGCAGATAACCGTCTGCGATCAGCTCGCGTTGCAGCGCCTGCGTCTCTTGCGCCCATTTTCCGGTCGGGTATTGGTTGATGCCGGTCATGCCCGCGCCTCCGTGGTTTTTTTTTCGGCGCCGGCGATCAACGCGACCAACTGATCGGAGGTCAGATGCCGCACCGCCGACCAAACCAAGCGGCCGGATCCATTAACGCGCCAGACCGGGATCTTCCCGGCCGGATACACTGCGGCGGTGAACAGCCGCTGCTCGGCGAGGCGGCGCGGCCGGATCTCGGTCGGCTTCAGCCAGCCCATGAAAGCGCGTGCCGCATCCGCGCGGCGCCCGGCGTTGAGATGCCGGGTGAGTTGTGCTGTCGCGATCGCGCCGGTGTTGTAGTGGAAGCTGACCAGCGCATCGAGCTCGTGCTGCGCCAACGGCACCTGCACGGCGCGCAGCACATCGGCGGTATAGCGTTGCAGGTCGCGCGCAAACACCGTTGCAGCCTCGCGGATTGCCCCGTCCAGATCGGTCGGCATGCCGCGCGGCATCGCGGCCGGCGCCGGAGGCCCTGCCGTGGCGGTATGCCCGATCCCGTAGGTCCACACCCCGACGCTGTCCAGATACGGCGCGGGGACAATGCCCTCGTGCAAGGCCAAGGCGGCGATGCCGCGGGGGGAGACGATGGTTGCGCTCACGGGTGGTCCTCCGGTCTCACGGCTCTGGTGAGCGCGTCGAGGCGCTGCTCGGCACGCTCGAGCCTGAGGCAGATGCGGTGGAGATCACCGCTGTCGGCGTCACAGCCCAAGGCATCGCGGAGCTGTGCTGCGGAGTCCTGGAGTGCTGCGAGATGGGCGCGTGTATCAGCACAAGACTCAGACAAAGCCCAAAGGTGAGCCCCTGCGGCCAGGACGGCAGCGACCAGGAGAGACGCCAGACTCGTGGCCACAAGCCGCGCGAGTGCGTCGCCGCTGCCGTTGCTCGTCTCATCGCTCATGCCCCGCGTCCTCGTGTGGCCCGGCTGCGCGCTCCGTGAAATACCGCCGCTGCGCGTGCTCGGCGCGTTTGCCGGCGTTGAAGGCTGAAACCGGACGGTGATAGCCCATGACCCTGGTCCACACCTCGCAGCGGGTGCGCTCCTGATCAGTCAGCCCTGGCGCGTACTGCGCGCACGCCAGCCGGCAGTCCTGCGGGATCCTGCGGCCCATCTCGCATTCGGGCGGGTCGCGCTCGATCAGGTGTGCGCACGGGGTCTGCATCACGGCGCGGACCCCGTATCGATGCGCGCGTAATCATCCGGCCCGCCATTCATGTCCCCGATCAGCGGCGCGAAGCCGGACCACACCTCGGTCGGGCGGATGCCTGCGCCGGACCAGATGTTCTCCCCGACGTAGATCTCCTGCTCCCAGGTCGCGACCCAAGAGTCATAGCCGGCCAGCCCGGGCCGAAACTCGCCGGGTTGCGCGGACAGCGCCTCGGGCACGCGCACCGCACCGGCCAGACCCCAGCGATTGAAGCGCACGCACGAGAGCACGTCGGCGGCAAACTCGGGCAACTCCGTCTGCAGCTCGCGCGTGAGGAAGGACAGCACGCAATGGCCCGTCCAGGTCAGGCGCAGCGGCTGGCGTCCGGTACCGTCGTCGGTGCCGGGGTCGATCGCGGAGAGCTCCAGCAGCAGGGCCGGAGTCACCAGCGCGCGGCGGGCTTGGTCGGGCTGCTCGCCGCCGTCCTCGGTCTGCGCGAACGGATTGCCGGCGGCAATGGTCTGCACGCGCCCGGCGTAGCGCGCGGCGAACGCGGCGAGGATGGCGTCCTGCACCGCGCGCAATGTCGTCAGGTCCGCGGGCTCGCTCATCGCGCGCCCTCCACCTTCAGCGCGTAGTTGAGCTCTTGGCGCAGCAGGGTCTCGAAACGCTCGGCGGCTTCGGCCTGCAGGCCCTCCAATCGGGCCAGAATGGCAGGGTGGATCTCGACCTTTTCCACGTCGATCGGCAAGCGCGAGCCGCCGAGACGCGACATCACGGCGGGTCCGGTCTTGCCGCGTCCCCAGGACCAGGATCCCGGAAACGAGCGCTTGCCC